GATTTAAATCTCCCACAACAATCAAGTCCCAGCCAAAGTTACCTCGCTGCAAACACAGTTTGGTAAACTTTTGACGATAATCCAAACCAGCCGGGAAAGAACACTTGCCGCTTTCATTAGATTCTATCAAAGATTTTGTTAGGGCAAGCTCCTCCCTTACGCTAATAAGATGTGCTGGGTTAATTGATATTTCCCTCAAAAGATATTGTTTGGTGATTTGCCTCCCAAAGGATTTGGCTTCCTTAATGACTCTGCTATCCTCATATATTTCTACAAGATTTACAAGCACCTTCTATTCCTCCTTCCTATTATAACACTATCACAATGGATATAAATTTTTCTCCTCCACATACCAAGTGCGACCGGAATGAATAATTTTAACCAGGTTTTCTCCCTCCCTCCCCAAAACAAAAGCTATTTTGGGATTTCGTGTATAAAAAGAATATTGAAGACACTTATTGTATAATAAAAAACTAACCGGTCCTTTTATTTTTGGTATTTCACAATCGCCTTCGACCAAAAGAACCTGGGCTGGGCACCACACCAAATCTCCACTATTCATCGTCTTCCAGATTTTCTATTGCTGCTTGTAAACTAGCCAAGTCTTCCATCGACTTCTTTATATCTTCAGTCAGTGTTTCTTCGGAAGGAGGAGAATTAGCCGAAGTGGTAGCCTCTATATATCCTCTCAACATGTCTGAACAATCTTGCAGTTGTTGATCATATTTGATGAGCTTTTCCCTAAATTTATCAATATCGCTTACTACTGCGTAAGGATTAAAGTCGTGTATGTTTAAAAGATGTGAAATGTCATCTTGCAGTCCATACATTACACCCTTCATTATTCTCTTGGACTCATCAGGAACTTCTTCCAGTTCCACCGTGTATCCTATTCTTACGTTCATGTATTCTCCGTTAAGCTAGAACAAATTTAATCATTAAAGCAGTTAAAGTCATAACAGCAGATCCGATCACCATCCATTGAATTTTTTTGATAGTATTGACTGTCTGCTCTACTGTAGTAATCCTCAACTCCCCATTTGCAATCACCGTATTTTCTAAGAACTTTAACCTCGAATAAAGTCCGCTATCAGGATTGTAAACCGCCTCTTTAATCATTGTGATGTCCTCTTGAACCTCAATCTGATTTTGTAAAACCTTCTCAACTTTTACATTGAGAGTGCTCATCATACATATTTCTTTTCCATCCAGATCCATTTCATATTGCCCCCTTGTGCTATTATTAAATAGTAATCAGATTTCAATAATGGCATAATTTGTCGTCAAAAGAGTCGAAGCGGCACTTGCAGCATTCTGTAATGCGGCTCGGGAGACCTTAACGGGATCGACAATGCCACTCTCAATCATATTAACAAACATCCCAGAACAAAAATCATATCCATTCTCCATCTTCTGACTTAGAACACCAGCGAGAATAATATCAGGAGAATTCCCAGCATTGATAGCCATTTGCCGAATAGGCTGTTTGACTGCCTCTAGGACAATCTCCATCCCTGCTCGTTCATCTGGGTTGCACCCATGAATCTTTATACCCCTGGAGGCTCGAAGAAGGGCGATGCCTCCTCCTCCGACGATACCCTCTTCCTGCGCCGCCTTTACTGCCTCTAGTGCATCCTCTATCCGGTGCTTCTTCTCATTCATCTCAACCTCGGTTAATCCCCCCACTCGAATGATTGCGACACCAGAAGCGAGCTTGGTAATCCTCTCTTGAATCCTCTCGCACTCCTGGAGGTCTTCTGTTTGACTCATTTCCTCCTTGAGAGATTCAATTCTTTTTTCTATTTTCTCGTAGTTCCCCGATCCTCCAACAAAAGTTGTCCAGGTCTTTTGAGATTCTACAGTCTTTGCAGTCCCAAGATCAGGCAACCCTACACCTTGGAGTGTCTTGTTCGATTCTCGGGAGATAAATGTTGCTCCCGTGGCGAGGGAAAGATCTTTAAGAATATTTCTTCTCTCCTCCCCGTAACAAGGTGCCTTAATAGCAGCAACCTTCATTGTTCCTCGGGCAGCATTCATAACAAGTGCTGCTAGTGCTTGACCCTCGATACTTTCTGCTACAATGATTAGAGGGCGACCGTCGCGAGAGACCAGTTCCAACACCGGAAGAATATCCTCTACTCCCTCAATGGATTCATCAGTGACCAGAATGAGAGCATTGCTGTGCTTCATCGTAACCCTGCGTTCATCGGTGATGAACATCGGAGAAAGATATCCAGAGCCGATTTGAAACCCCTCAACAACCTCTAGGCTTGTTTGAACGGAGTTTGCCTCCTCGATTGTAATGGCACCATCTTTACCAACTTGGTCAATAGCAGTTGCAATTAATTTTCCAATGGTAGTGTCATTATTTGCTGAGATAGAAGCCACATTGGCAATCTCCTGCTCTGTATATACAGGTCGTGCGACGTCCTCAAGATTCTCTACAATCTCTTTAACAGCACGGTCAATGCCTCGCTTTAATGAAACTGGTGAAGCACCAGCAAGCAAATGCTTTTGTGCCGAAGACAAAATTGCATACGCCAGGACGGTGGCTGTTGTTGTGCCATCACCGGCAACCTGATTGGTTTCGGAAGATGCCTGCTTGATGATTTGTGCTGCTGCGTTTTCGAAAGGATCTTCAAATGTTACAAACTTTGCAACCGTCACACCGTCTTTGGTGATGATTGGATTTGCGCCCTTCTGATGGAGAATGACATTGCGACCTTTGGGTCCAAGGGTTGTTGCGACTGCTTCACAGAGTTTCTCCACCCCTGATAAAATCTTTTGATTGAGTTTCTGCTTTGATTCATAAACTTTCATTTCTACCTCTTATTGTTGTTTAATTTCTTCTAGCAATTTTAGCACATCTAGCCCTGCACAGTCAATCTTTCTTTTCGTTAAGTTGTAATGATTTACGATGCCTCGATATTTTCCTTGTGCTGCGGGTTTATGGACGCCCTTTAAAAGATCATTATTTTCGTTAATAGGGGCACTTAGAGGGATAGAATAGGCTTTGTTCATTGCTTTCCATAGTGCCTTAAGGGCTTCGAGTTGGACGTCGTAGAAGCCCAGGAACTGCCCCAGTTTACTACCGTGGACTTCGCCTACCCAAGTGGGTCTTTCTCCAAATCCACGCTTCACATAGGTTTTATTATATTTTGTGTAATAGGCGTTGGAGATCTCCACTCCAACCGAGGCGAGATTGGTTACTCGGGTTCCCGCTTGCCACGCGGCGTGTTGTGTATCGAGCAGTTGATAGATTGTTCCATCGTTGTCAATACAGAAGTGAACTGATGTTCCCTTGCGTTTCATAATCTTTTCACAAGACTTGGATGAAAGGCACACATCCCAATGGTTGACGAACATCTTAACATCTCGTTTGGGCTTGCCTGCGAAGTTGTAGTATGTTCCCGGATTGCACGTGAGACCTCCCTGCTGAGACCATAGAACAACCTTATCCCATTCGATGGGGATAATCTCGGAGTTACAAACAATGTGTGAACCAAGACAGGCTGGCACCTCTGGTGGGAGAAAATCATCAATAGATGCTTCTCTTTCGGTCCAGATCCTACGGAAGGACATTGGTCCGATAAGTCCATCGATTTTAAGTTTGCGGTTCCGTTGCCACTTTTTAATTTCTTTGATTAAGTCCTCATCAAAGTATTCTGCTCCAAACCAATGCGGTTTCCATCCAAGTTGCTTGGAGGACATTTGATTATAAAATATTTTATCTACTGCCATTTTTTATTCCTCATACGATTTCATCTACTATACCCATCTCAAGGGCATCGGTTGCGCTTAAATAAATATTCTTACCTGACTTAAAATATTTGTTTAAGGAGCGCATCGAAATATTTGTTTCCTCAACAAGGCGCTTCTTATACTGATCCTGGAGATATTTGATCTCCTCCATTTCATTTTCCAACGAAAAGTATGACCCCTCACATCCAGCAACGACTGAATGGATCATTACTCTACAGTTTTTTCCAATCCTTCTTTTACCTTTTGTCCCTGCCGCCAAGAGTAAAACACCGGCAGACATTACTTTTCCAATCCCAAATGTGTGAACCTCGCAGTCCCGCTTAATATCCCTCATTACATCATAAATAGAAAAGAGTTCAATGATCGAACCACCATATGTAGACATTATTATCTCGATGGGGATTGTTTTGTCCTCTTCGGCTCCCCCCAATTTTAATGTGTATAGGGTTTCTATAACTTCCTTGACGTACTCTTCTTCAAGATCCCCTATGATTGACATTATTTTCATATCATTCCACGCTGTTGTCGTGGTATTCCACGATCTTTATTCCCTCTTCGGTATAATAAATATCTTTAATCCCCTCCATAATATCATCAACCAAGTTAAAAATATATTCAAGTTGGCGTTGCTTGGGCATATTTCCCTTTGTTTCCTGGAAAGTCCACCTTATGAGTCCATGTATTTTAAATAGTTTTCCCATATAAACTACGTTATCTTCTTGATATTTATAGGCTTCCATAATGTCTTTCATCACTGCTGTAAAAAAGGGATTCGTAAAATTAGATTTCAACTTCATGGTTCTCCCCCTCTTCATTAATGTGAGCCATCGCGGATTCCCAGTCTGCCCACTTCACAACATGACCATAAATTTTCATTCTAGCGGAAATGGATTTCAAAGATGTGGATCTCCACTTTTCACGCATCGTGTCAGTTTTTGACCAAATATTTTCATTGTGCTCCGTGAAAGACATATCCCACTCCTCCATGAATTCATCGACTTCCTCGACAGAAAATCGAGTGAGAAGCTTATAACGAACATCCTTCAAAACCTCCTCTAGGCTTTCTGATACGATGGAGGTCCACCTCTTTGCATGTTTAAACATAATATCTGCGTCGGACAATGCTTGAAGCGATATCTTCTCTGCCTGAATCAAAACTAATGCTCCACGAAATCTTACAATAAAGTGAACAAGGATTGATCTTAAAATATACCCCAAAAAGAAACCGACAAATAAATCTTGTGAAAATTCCATTATCCCTCCATTCGCTATACATAAGAATAATACCACATTTTCAGAATCAAGTCAAGAAAAAAAGAGGCAACCTTTCGATTGCCCCTCTTGAGTGAATTTACATATTTTTATTAATCGGTCGTTCCAGAACCAGTTAGGGTATACATATCATCAGGAGCGATGGTTGTAAGTTCTGCGAATACCTCATAATCAGTTCCGGCAACACTGGAGATATAAACCTCTTTACATTTCACATTGAAGGTGTGCTTTTCGGTCAAAGACCCAGAAGGGGGAATGGTAATAAAATGAAGCCCACCGATTACATTTCCGGCAGACGCTGGGACAAAATGAACTCTACAGGAGTTGACACCATTATTAAAAACAGTAATTGATTTTGTTATAGAGGGAAAAGAAATCTTATCTTCGCCAGCAGCAGCCAGGGTAGAACCCGTTACCCAAGGTAAGCCAGATACTTGATAAGAACCAACATTGTGAAGACCTGCTCTATAATTTTTCAACTTACTTGCTCCTGTTTTTCAATAGTCGAGCAGCAACTCGCTTCATAACTTCCTGAACGATGGCTTCGGCATCAACAGTATTAGTAACCTCTGCTTCTTCCAATTCTTCTAACTCTTCGGGAACTTCCAACTCATCTTCAACTTCCACTTCGTCTTCAACAGGAAGTTCTTCAACAGGAAGTTCTTCAACCTCTACCTCTTCTTCACCTTCAACATCTACGACGACGCCTGTGACGCCCTCAATAGCATCAGCAATGGCTGAGACGAGTTCTTCTACCTTGCCTTCCATATCGCCAGCAAGTTCTTCCATATCGCCAGCAAGTTCTTCCATATCCTCTTCGGGGACTTCTTCAACATCGACGACATCTTCAAGCTCTACATCGAGTTCCTCTTCATTAACATAATCTAAGCCTCGACCAGTATCGGACTCATCACCCTTTTTTTCGCCAGTATCATCCTCGTAGTCTTTATAGTGTCCACCAACGTCGCCAGCTTTGTGCCCATGGTCACGCTTGTATTCACCCTTCTTACTACCCCATCCTTCACCAATAAAATCGTCGCCAATGGCTTCCATATTTGCCAACTTCATAAAGCGTCGGACTGTAGACTCATTCAACAGGTTCTTTTTCTTACTCATTTTATACCTCTCCTATTTTTAGATAAAATGTAAACTCACCATATAAATAGTATTTAATTAAACAAAATGCCTTTGAGATTTGAATATTTGTATTTGCGTTCTCTATAACTATTTCTTCAAAATATTTTTTCTTATCCTCAGAAGAACTTCGTCGATTATTTGTTTAACACGAGGTGGAGTTCGATTTATTCTTAAACCTATTTCTCGAAGAGTAAGGGGACCGTGTTTTTTAACAGTAATGAGAGTGCAGTTATTATCCTCCTCGTATGAAATCCACTGGCGACAATCCCTATTGGGACAAGATACATCTCCTTCTAGGCACAGGGCGGCACACTTTCTTAAATCACTCATAGGTCTGGATGCTCCTTTTCTAGTAGATCAAAAATACTTTCGACTTCTGTGTCGTCGAGGGCAAATTTACTTTTTAGTTCTTTCTGGCTTTTATATTCTTTTTTGATGTCCCTTCTCTGTCTTTTACTCTGGACTTCACTCTTATCTTTCCAATCTTGGACGAACTCTAAAACCCTCTCGTCCTCCGTAATATATCCCTCCATCATCATCCGATAAAAGGCTACTTGCGTCAGACCATCATAGTGAAGTTTTATTTTCAAATCAGCGTGAGACTTTTCAGTAGCAGTAAAAACTATTTTTTTAAGTTTGTCTTTCTCTGTGATACTCATTTAGACCTCAATAAAATATGGGTATTACTTTCTACTGCCCCAGCGGCGGTTTGTCGAACAAACTTTGCCTTTGCCTGAAGTTCTGCGATGTTGGAAGCACCAGAATATGATAGTCCTGATCGGATGCCCCCCTTAAGATCCTCCATTACAAGACCTACGGTGCCCACATATGGAACAATGGAAGAAATACCTTCGGGTGTTGAAGAAGCGCCCCTCCAATCCATTTGAGCATCTTTGCTCGCCATCCCTCGATACTCTTTCCAAAATCTTCCATCGCGCTCAATCTTATTGCCGGGGGCTTCGTCGGTTCCCGCCAAGAGAGATCCAAGCATTACGAAGTCTGCTCCTGCGGCGAGCGCCTTTACGATATCTCCCGATGAGCGAATTCCTCCATCAGCAATGATTGAAACATTCCTATCGGATTTAGCACACTGGAAGATTGTTTCAAGACCAGGCATACCGTGACCAGTTTGGATTCTGGTGGAACAGATGCTTCCCCCTCCGATATTGCAACGGATGCTGTCTGCCCCCCAATCTGCTAAATCATTAAATCCTTCCAGGGTTGCAACATTTCCCGCCATAATGTGAATGGTTTGCCCAAACCAACCCCGAAGTCTCTGGATTGCTTCCTTCACAAAAATATGGTGCCCGTGGGCAACATCGATGCACAAAAAAGAAGCACCAGCCTTGGCGACGTCACGCGCTCGATTAAAATAGTCATCAGTGGCTCCGATGGCGGCTCCAACAGGGTGTGCTGCTATTTCAACCATTTTGCACTGCTCTTCTATTGAGCAATAACGATGAATAATGGCGGTTCCTCCTTCTCTTTTCATAGCAATAGCCATATCAAGCTCCGATACTGTGTCCATTGGAGACGACAATATTGGAGTAGGTCTTGGAATATCCCCCAAGAAAGAAGTTAATTCAATCTGGCTGCGGCTTGCAATCTCGCTATATTGCGGAACAAGCAGAACGTCGTCATAGGTGAGTGCTTCTTTGAGTTTCACTTCTCCTCCTTTTTAAAAGCTCAACTTTGTGTAAAAACCGAAAATATGATCGCTACTTAAAGTAGATTTTTCCCAAACGTGAAATGGTAATAAAAAAATATTCTTATGCACCCTAATATCAACTCCTGCGAAAATCCTATTTTTTTGGATGCCTTGCTCGTAAGACATAAAGATTTCATCTGAAATAATGAGATCGACTTGTCTTTCAAGATTTATTTTAATGCCCAGCCTGTTCCTCCATCGTGGAGAAAGGTCGTCTTTAAAGCGTGCTTCGAGGCGTAGTCGGTTGGAAGTCTCCAACGATTTCCACAACAGGGCTCTGAGTTCAAAACTTAAATGGGGTCTGTCTTCCCTTTCATAAATCTTTTCGCGCTTTGTATAAACTTGTCTAAAATTAAAAGAACTATCAAGTTTTAAAACATCGCCCCTCAACAATCTTACCTTGGCTCCCATGTCTGTGTGGGCATAAGCCAAACTAGAGGCGCTGTTATCAAATCTAAACTCCTCCTCAACCCTCACTTTTATATTTTCAATTTTAGAAGAGACAGACATTCCAAGCCAAGCCCCAAGATCCTTCTCCGTTGCGAAGAGTTCGGGCGAGACGAATATAAACACAATAAGTAAAAGAGCTATTTTTTTCACGATTCCTCCTCCGCTATTAATCTTTCCAAATACCACTTTGCTTTTTCTAAATCTTTCAAGGGATTATTTTTATATTTTGCCCTCGTGACATACTTAATTATATTCCCAGTGGAGAAATCCATCCCCCAACTCTCTATATAATCTATCACCTCAATACCCTTATTGTAGTGGTCTGGGTGATTAACCATCTCTTTCTTATCCATCTGTACTTCCCAGTGCGCCGACGCCTCGATTGGAAATGGTGATCGGCTCATCATAAAGCTCTGTTGCTTCCCTCATTCTAAAATGAACCACAGGGATCATTACCAGTTGGGCAATCTTATCTCCCGGTTGGAGGGTTCTGATTGTACTTCCCACATTGTGGATGTCAATAAAAATTTCGCCATCATAACCAGAATCAATACAGTGAGCACCCACAACCAACTGTTTCTTGGAGGCTATGGAGGATCGATTCATAACCTGGACCATATATCCATGAGGGATTCCCAGGCGGATGCCGGTTTGCAATAATGTTTTTCCATTGGCTGGCTCAATAGATACCGGCTCATTATCTTTTGGGTTAAAGAAGACATCCAAACCAGCATCAGATGGGTTTGCCCTGGCGGGTACTACAACGTTCTCTCGCACTTTAACAAATTCTAAAATCATTCTTCCTCCGTTTGTGTTTTAACTATTATAAAATAAAAGTCTTTATAAGTCAACAACTTATCTGTGTTATCCCAACAAAATCATATTCTTTCTAATATTATTGATGGAGAATCCCCATTGTTCGCTATATTTTACCCTCGCCATATAAGGTCTATTAATGTGGATTACGTCTCGCTGGGGAGACACTCCCCAACATTTAATACTTGTGAGTTGGCTGTTTGAATCAATCACATTCATAATATAGAAATCTTTATCATTACGAGTTTTCTTTGCTATCAATTCCCTCGGGATAAACCAAACAAGTTGTAACTCTTCATCGTAGTCAGAAATGGGGAGAACAAACCTCTCCTCCAAATCCCTCTGCATTTCATCACCAACTACCTTTTGGAGAGGGAAGAGACCAGTCAAGTCAACAAGATATTCAATCTTCTCCTCCTCGGTAAAATCTCCTTCACCATAAAACAACTCGATGTTCGTGTGAAACTTCTTTTTGGTCTTTGGTCTATCAACTGCGACTGCTGACCAGAAGTGCTTCAATCCACTAAATCTCTCATCCACGAGACAGTTCAGGGTTTGAGATCTGCACAAGACGTCCAATGCTTTCTTGTTGAGTTTCGAATAGACAATGTTCTCGTTGAAGATGAAGTCCTCGATACCTGTGAAAGGTCTTGCCCTCAACACTTGCTGGATTGCCGCTTCTCCGAGACCCTTGATGGAGGTTAGGGGCTGCACCAGTGTGTTATCGTCTAAGATCTCCCACTGCATCCCCGAAGTGTTGATGTTGAGAGGTTCGATATCAAACCCAAAGTTCTTTGCGATTGTAATTGCCTTTTCTTTTCTCGTCTCCGGTTCTTTATCGAGGAAAGAAGCCATCCATTCCACTGGGTACTTGTGGAACAACCAGGCGCACTGATACGATAGGATTGAGTAGGAGATTGCGTGCGACTTGTTGAAACCATACCCTGAGAAGTACTCGATATTATTCCAGAGTTTTTCTGCTTTGTTCTTGGCTAATCCTTTCTCTACACAACCATCAACAAATTTCAAACGGATCTTTTCTTTTTTCTTTGCAACCTCGCCAGTTCCTTTCTTGGTGAGGAGTTTGCGGAGAGTGTTGCCTTCGTCAAGAGAGATATTCTTTCCAAGTCTATGGGCAAGCAACGCAATCTGCTCCTGGAAGATCATAAACCCGTAAGTTTCTTCTGTGATCTCTCGGATAATCTCGTGATCATATTTGATATATTGAGGTGCTCCGATTGCCTCGACGTACTTCTTATCAACGCCAGCAGAAAGAGGACCGGGGCGGTAGATAGAAGTGATGGCAGCAATATCAATAATGGTATTGGGCTTTGCCTGCTTGCAGAAGCGTTGCGCTCCACCTTCTGTAAACTGAAAGATTCCTGCCCAGCGCCCCTTATGAAAAATATTTTTATAAATGTCCTCGTCGTTAAAATCAATCACATCTGGATGGATATTTTTGTCGTAGAACTCTTTGATGTCCTTGAAGGTTGGTTCGCTGTTGTTGTGGTGCCTCTTTAAGATGTGACTGATGCAAGTCTCCATCATTCTCAAAGAAGCAAGACCGAGAATATCAAACTTAATGAAACCAAGAGGTTCAAGGTGTCTGACATTCTGCCCCTCTGACCAAGGAGTTTGTGTTACGCCCTTAGAGGAGATCAGTGGCATATGCTGATTGAGGTTATCAGCAATAACAACCCCACCTGCATGGCGGGAGAGGCTTCTAACTTGTCCGTACAAATTAAGAACGTGCGTCTTGATGTCTGGGTATTTCTTGAGGAACTTCTGGAGTGAATCAGAATACTTCATCACCTCTTCAAAAGTGGGAGTGTATACCCCTGCTGTAATCCCGTGATCCTTCTTTGCTTTGGGTGTTGCCTCGAACATCATCCGACCAGTTACGGCATTGACCTCTTTGAAAGGGACCTCATAGAATTTTGAGATGTCCTTGATGAGAGAACGAAGTTGAAGTGTGTTCCAGTTGGAAATCGGAACAACAACATTCTTGCCCCACTCCTCGGCAAGCTGTTCTTTGAGTTCCATTGGTGAACTCACGTCATAATCGATATCAGGATAATCCACTGCGTCTTCCCGCAAGAAGCGAGAGAAGAGCAAATCATACTTAATTGGGTCAACCTGTGTGATGCCAAGAACATAAGACACAAGAGAGCCTGCTGCACTGCCCCTACCTGCGCCAACGAGTTGGGCAGACGAAG